AAGGTGCAGCAACAGCAAACCAAGGTACTACTGCAGGTGCAAAATCAGGAGCTTATAACTTAGGGTCCCATACTGCGCCGATTGATCAGGCAACTCCAAAAAATGTGCTAAACACTATTCTTAAAATGTCTGCTGCTCTTGACGAGCAGAGCGTTCCAGAGGACGGTCGTTGGTTAATTATGAGTCCGCAAGATCGTCATCTTCTTATGCAGACTGATATTGCACAAGCTTACTTTACTGGTGATGCAGCTAGCACCATCAGAACAGGTAAAGTTGGTATGCTAGATAGGTTTACTGTTTATGTGTCTAACCTTCTTCCTAAGGGAACTACTGGTAAACAGCTCGTTAATGGTTTATCACCAACATCATCTGGTGGAGCACTCTCCAACGCTAAACCTAGACGAATGATGGTAGCAGGTACTAAAGCTGCTTGTTCATTTGCCTCACAAATCAGTAAAACTGAACAGCTTCGTAATCAAACTGACTTTGGTGACAAAGTTAGGGGACTAGCGGTATATGGCCGAAAAGTTCTTAAAAATGAAGCTTTAGTTACTGCATTAGTAGGCGATCCTTCCTAACAATAAGGGGGGCCTGACGGCCCCCTACCTTTATTGGAAACTTGTAATAGGTTGGAAAAATGGCAACATTTAAAGTAATAGATATAATTTCACGCGTTGAAGCTATCTTACAAGACACAGGAACACGTTGGCCTCGTTTAGAACTTCAAAAGTGGTTAAACGAATCCTACTTGAGCATTGTTCTTTTAAGACCTGATGCAAACGCAAAATGTGCAACATTCACATGTGCAGCTGGGACAAAACAAGAGTTAACTGCCTCAAGCGGGGGATTTCCTTCAGCCCTACGTTTGTTAGACATAACTCGTAATGTTAAATCTGGATCGCTAAAAAAAGTGGTTAGGGTTGTTGATCGAGCTGTCCTAGATGATCAGCGTCCCAGCTGGCATACTGAGACACAGACAGATAACATACAGCATTACACATATGATCCTAGAATACCGAAAGAGTTTTATGTATATCCTCCGGCTACTGCTACCGCAGAGTTAGAAGTTATTTATACTGATGCTCCGGGGGCACATACTTTATCTGCGTCTGATTTAGATCCAGTTACGGGCAGCGCTGAAGTTATAAAACTCGATGATATATATTTAAGCCCAATTACAGATTGGATACTATATCGTGCTTATTCAAAAGACGCAGAATATGGAGCAAATGAAGCCCGCGCCGTGGCTGCATATCAAGCATTTAACGCTGCAATCGGTGTTAAAACACAGGCAGATGCAGCTGTTACACCAACAACAGGAAGGGCGGTAGCATAATGGCAACGGTTTTATGGGATAAACTCTACCCTTACATACAACCTTATGTGCCGGGATGTCCTGAAATTGTCATGGAGTCTCACCTGCAAGAAGCAGCAGCAAAGTTTCTTCAGCGCAGCGAAATATGGCGTTTTGATATAGAAAAAGATTTTGCTGTTAAAAATGTTGCGGATTATTCTATATTTCTACCTTCTAGCGAAGCTGTATTAGAAAATGTATATGAAATTGTGCTTGATGGTAGATGCATTCCTCGTATTACAGATAGACATTTAACTACTACTGCATTTAATGAACAAGGGTGTCCTA